TCAACTATAGGTAAAATGTCTTCAACCCATTCATTAACCACCCAATCTTCGAATACCCTAACAAACTCTTCTTTAACTTGGTCTGGTAGGTTCATCATTATATAACCTAAATTACTATCTTTAGTTAAACTTCTACCGTAAGAAGATAACTCATCGGTAATTGTATTACCCAACCTCGTTATTGGCATCATAGTTTGATAGTCTATCATAGGTGCTGAACGTTCAGTTAATATGGTAAAATAAGCTGCATCATTTTCATCGTCATCAGCACCAGAATTAGCACAAATAGCTATTGGGTGTATGTAAGGTATGTGGTGTGGTGCAATCCATAATTGTGGCCAACCATAAGAGTTGGACCATTCTTCAGCGGTAGATGAAATTGATGTGAAGCCAAACCTATTTTGTCCACTTAGATAGACATTAGAACCGAGATTAGTTTTATCTTCTATTCTTTTAGGTGGGTTTGATCCTTCAACTAAACTTATATCATTTTGATAAATTTGATAGTAATCAAATGCAAATCTAGAATTCCAAAATGATTCATTTTCATTTTTAGCGAGAGCATCTTCACGATCTGTATATCCTTCAGATCTAAACACACTTATTTGTACGTTATTGGTACCTAATGCGGTTGTGTCGTATATATTTCTTAAATAATTAACAATCTGATTTCTTGGTACGTCAGTTCTAATATCATTAGGGTCTAAAGTATTAAAACCTGGTTGTGATAAAGGATCAAATCCGTTTGGTATTTCTCCATTAAGTGGGTTGTTCCATTTACCGTTAGAATTTTTACCAACAAAACATTTCCATCGCCAAAAAATAGCCCCCATAGCTAAAACCCAAGCTTTAGGTGCTCTAACAATTCCTGCTGCTGAATTAAAAACTTTAATAGAGTATGGGTTAACCATTCCCGCCTTACCTATCATATCCATATCGTCATCAGTTTCTCTAATGATTAAAGGTGTTGGTTTTAAACTTTGTAAATATAAGTAAGCTAAATTTCTATTTTGAACATCATCGGAATTATAAGATGTACCCCACATTGTGTTAATTGGAGTATATCTTAATTCGGGTGTAGGTTTTTTAGTTGCCTTTCTAAATCTATTAACATTGTCTAACCAAAGTGGTGTCATCACAAGTGGTGAGGCTGCCGCAGCAGGACTTAAAAATCCAACATCAGTTTTACCAAATCTATTAGCATCATTAAAATCAATAAAATTACTTAAATGTATTGCACCAGTATCATCTATATCCCCTTGATCATAACCAACATCACCATAATCGAAAGCCAACCAATTACTCATACTACTTGGTGGTATTTGTTTACTGTCGTCACTAGTAAACCAAGAAGATGCGTCAGCACCCACACTGAAAAATCCACTCTCAGAGTTTAGAGGGTCTAAAGTTATAAACAATCTGTCAGTAAAGAATGAAGGTGTTTGTTGTTTGTAGGTATCACCATCAATTTTTGCTGTATTAACAGTTCCTTGTTGTGACTTAGAATCTATAAACTCCCAATCAGGATCGAATGATGATGGAATTTTTTCGGAGATAATTTTACCATAATCATCCATTTTTGTTTTAAACAAATCACTTTTGATTTCAATCGGTCTAGCTGACCTAGCATCTTCTTCTGTGAGTATCTTAAACAAATCTTTCACATCCATTTCATGTGGATTTGGTTTGATTATGATAGGATCACCACCCAACACTCCTTTACCATTTAATCTAATACCATCTTCCGTTGGTTTGTAGGCATAAAATTTTCTATTAACAGGAACTGGTACTGTTATTTCTTGTAAATCACCATTCTTTTTAAGTTCATCTATTATTTTAGTTCTAAATGAATCTTCACTTTCGTCTTGAGTTGTAACCGCGTAAGCAACCTCAAATTTTTCTATAGTATTAATTAGGTTATTAGCATCTATTTGAGCTAATTTACGAATAAATGTTTCATTAATCGTACCATATTCTGTTGGTGATAATGGTGTTTCTATTAAAGGTGTTGTTGAAATTGTTCCTATACCTGGATAGTATATTCCTGTTGAATCGGATAATATTCTAGCGGGTTGTGAATATGAATGGTCTAAAGAAATAATTAATCTCTCACCTATTAACTTCCAAAAACCAGTACCATTACCTATTTCAGCATTATTTTGAACGTCTTTATATGACAAAAAATAATCATCATAATTTAAAGGAGTCTCTAATGGATTTATAGGTGCGTAATTATCAAAACCAGGTCTACCTTGTTTATCATCATTAAGGATATCTATATCTTTTTTAAACTCTAAAAACGCATTTATAAAATCTTCAACAAATTTCACTTCAGGCCATAGAGGAAAATCTTCTCCAGGGTAGACTTCTTTTTTAGCATTACCACCACTTGAACCGTTTGGTTTAATTTTCATATAAGTTGGCCATGAGAAAACCTTATAATTAGGCCCACTTAATATTTTTTCATTATCTTTCGGTGGTGGATTATCTATATGGTCTTGTTCGCCTCTTACTGACACACTTTTCAATATTTCCATGAAAGCATCACAATTACATAATATAACCGTAAATATGTTTCTAATACTCGGTTTAAACCCAACTACCGTGGTTATTTTTTCGTTAATACTTTCAATAACAGTATTTCTTCTACCATCAATTTCTTTATCAATGGCATCCATATCATTCTCAATAGATTCTTTTATTAAACCCAAATCTATCCAATAAAGGGTACCATTATTTATCCCACCCTGTGGATAAGCAGAATCTAAAAGTCCGTTTTGGAATTTATCTTTAAACTTCTTTTCAAGTACGTTATAAATTAATTTAGAACCCTCAGTTTCAGATAATTGTTCATTAGTTGCGTTTGTTAATAAAGAGTCTTGATAACCATTAATAATATCAAAACCTTTTATATTATCTTTAATAACCAAACCTTTAATGGTTTTGATTGTTATAGGTAATAACCCTTTGGTTTTATCAAAATATGTGGATAATAATGTTTTAACTTTATCAACTAATTGTGTGTTAACATTATTTTCTGTTATATTAGGTATAGAAAATTTTAAATCATATGTTCTGTTACCAGTTGTAGAACTACGTGTTGGGTTTGTATCTCCTAGAGCTTCCCTCATTTTTCTCTCTAAATCATTTAAATGGTTTAGATATTGTTGGTTGAGGTCCTTTAGTTTGATTATATTATCTAGTTCAGTAAATTCAGTAGAACCTTTTATATCGGGTAACGTATTTTTACTTAAAAGATCATTATCTGTTAAAAAATCTTTTATGGTTTTACATCTAGTTGTACCGTCAGCATTTTGGACGTTACAAAATGGGTTAGGAGTTCCGTTTGGGATAAATCCAGAATCTATATAATAATTCCAAGTATCTTCATATTTTTGTTTTAAAATAGCTTGTGGTCTATAAAGACCTTCATCCAAGTATTGAGCTGCTGAAGCATAACTAACCATAACATCGGATAGGAATCCAAATGTCCAACCAATAAACTCACCTCTACATTCAATATTACCTGTATCAGAGTTAAACTTAGAGTTAAATTTTACCAAGTTTAAATAATAGGTGGCTGGTCTACCATAATATCCTTTAAGTGTTAAAGTAAAAACGGGGTATGGTAAGTTAAAAAACAAACCATATGGTGAACAAGAACCTTGTTCCATTAATGTAGCCCCTCTTACATCGATAAAATCTATAACAACTTTAGGGTTAGTTTGTGATTTAACTTCAATGTCAATATTTGTGATACCGAAACCCTCGAAATCTTTACCTAAATCATTCTCTTTGAAGGGAGAACCCCCAATTTCAGTCCATTGTGTAGATAAAGCTGCAACATTACTAAATAACTTAGAACCATCTACCATCTCCGTAGTTTGTTGTGGTACGGTTAAATCAATGGTGTTACGTATAAAGTTTTCTATTTTAATACCACCATTATTATCTGATTGTGTAAGTAATGTTTTACTTCTCTGATTAGCTTTTAAACTAACATAGATAAATAAATCTTCGTGTGGTACAATTTGTGCCAACGGATTTGGATCAATGATTCTAACTTTACCATCAACACCATTATTCGACCAAATGACTGGTTCATAGTCACTCTTTAAAGGATTGTTTTCACTCATTTTTAATCAATTCCGTATAACTTTATGTATGTATCAATACTTTGTTGATACTGTTGTAATGCTACAGTTAGTGGGAAAGGTATTCTTATTATAGAACCTTCTGGTATGTCAAATTCTAAACCACCAAATTGTGGGTTAGCTTGCATAATTAACCAACCATAGTACGGTGTACCATAATATCGTTGTGATATAATGTCAAGTCTTAGTTTACTATTATACTCTATTGAAATATCTGTAGCATTAACAGGTATTTTAATAAAAGGCATTACTTTAACTTGATTATTAATCTTAAAATTTTCGTATCTATCGTAATATTGTTTTGCCATTTTATTCAGGTTTTAAGATTGTTGTAACTTTTTCATGTTTTTCATCACCATCCTCAGTGAGAAGTAAATCCACACTCATTGCTCTACTATAATAACCATCCATTTGAGATTTTCTTGTTGTGTAAGTTATACTTCCTGAAGCGTTTGGTAATATTGGGTTTTGACTGAAATTAAAAGTTTCACAATCTACATTAATAGATGTAATGATTATAGGGTTTTTGGTTTTATTAACCACATTATATTTAACCACATATGGTACACCCTTCTTAACTGATGTGTTAATATTTGTTGTGGTCACACTACCATCCACATTAACTACTATTTGTCCTACAGTTGTGTTGTTGGTTGGTGTTGTGGTAGGTGGTTTATTATCCGTAGTAGAAGACGATGTATCGTTAACTAAATCTTTGTTAGCCTCTTCATTTATCTTTTCTTTTTCCACATTAGTCGTTGTGTTTTCAGTTGTAGGATTTGTGATATTTGTTTGAGATTTCAATTCATCAGATAATGATTTATATGTGTTGTCAGCGTCTTCTGGTGTTAAGAATGCACCATATACCACTTGAGCCGTACTTACAAATCCCTCTCTTTTAGCTAGATAATTTTCAACCAATTGGAATGGTTGATAAACTCCTGTATTCGCGAAGAAGTTATATGATACAGCATTTTGTAATTGTTTTATAGGTCCACCTAATGAAGAACCACCAATAAATTTAAAGCTAATATCTACCTTAACAATCATTGGTTGTACTCCAATACCTTCAGGGTTTAAATCCCATTGTAAAGGATCGAAACTGAAGTTAACACTATCCATAATAATCTTAGTATGGTAGAAATCACCAATTTTTAAAACACAAACAGGTGGTTTACCAAACACCATATTTTGTGGTGCTCTATAGTCCATCATTTGTGGTCCTTGTCTTGTACATTGTTGTAAGAAAGTGATTCTAGAGTTAAATCCTTCTGGCGTTATAGCGTGAAACGCTGGATGGAAGTTATCTAATTTCTCCACAAAAGAATTATAAATAAATGGACTGTCTTTTTTAAGTTTTAAGAAATAATCACACTCACCAATATAATTTTTTGAAATACTTTCAGCAACAGCTTTTAACTCTTCTTGTTCTTTTCTTGCCTTTTCAAAAGCCTCATTTTGTTCATCGTTTATTTGTTTTTCAATATCAGCAGAGAAAACAGATGTTTTTTCTAACTTAATTTCAACAAATCTAGATATCTTAGAGTTATATGAGTTTTCATTTTTACCGTTCGCGGTACAAGGGTCACCAGGTGCCTCAAATTTCCAATCCTCATCTTGGGTATCAGAAGGTGCTCCCGATTCCCCTTTAGTGTCAATAACCCATCTATTGTCATTATTGAATAAAGTATTTTCAGGTGGGTAAGATTTTGAATTAGGTGAATCATCATACTTAGCAGGTCCACCATTTTGTGATTCTTTAGGTAACATTAAATCATACAAATATTTTTGAGCTGCCTGTGCTCTATCTTTACCCAATTTTTCATTATAACTTGTTTTAGCTGTTCCTGAACAATAACCGTAAACTTTTATTGTATAGTTCTTACCATCAGGACTAACTAAAAATTCAGCCATCTTATCTAATTCAGCCTCAACACCTTCATTTAAACCTTTTCTTGTTTCACCACCACAAGTTAATGGACCAGTTTCATAACCATCACTAAATGGTATTCTTCTACCCTCCTGTGTTAAGTTTGGTGTTGTACACTTGTAATTAGGTTTTGTTCCACCACATTTATCATCTGTCCTAGCATTTGGGAAGTATATTTTTAACGAATCTTTAGGTGGTGATAAAGGGTCTTTTGGTGTAACAGGTTGTGGTTGTATAATACCTTTATTATCTTCTTTCTTAGGTTCTGGAGCTGTTTCTGGTAAATAATTTTTAAATAAATCTTTAACATCACTACATCCTCCAAAGAATGAGTCAAATTTACCGTCGATTAAATCAAACTGTCCAACAAACTTCTCTTTAAAATTGTTTCTCAATTCATTTAAAACTGAAGGGTGGTCAACAACAATACTAAAAGATAGTGAACCTGATCTTTCAGTGTGATTGTAAGTATAAATCGGTTCACCTCTACCTATAAAAGATGTTGTATCCCATGAAACAGATGTGTTATCTGAAAAATCTATGTTATACGGTGGGAACCACATAATTCTACCACCATTTGGTCCTTTCTCACATAGAGGTAAGTAAGCGTATTGTGGTGAATCTTTCCATGCTAAATTCTCAATAGAGAACATATAAGGTACTACATGTCTTGTAACCTCACCACCTAAATCTAAACCAGCTATAGCCGCAGCTAACTTAGTGGAGGCGGCCATACTTGCTTCATTATCACCACTATCCCAAGCTATCTTAGGTGTACCATTTTCGGTTAATGTCATATATTTTTGGTACTTCTCATCTATTCTCCACCAATTCTTTTCAGACCTAATCAAATCACTATATGTGTTGTAAGGTCTTCTAACTGACCAAGAACGACAGTAAGAACCATCCTCTTCTGCTAAAGTAGTATTACCGTTAGAATATCTAATGTGTCTACCTTCTTCATTGTAATTAGCATCAGTATTAACAACACCAATAAACTTACCTGCAGCTTGTGGGTTATTAATTGATTTGTTAACCAAGTCTTGTGTATATTTTAGGATACCTTTTTTAAATCTATTAGGTTTTTCTCCCCAATACATTAAGTTATCTATAGGTTGATGACTTTCGGGTAAGTCACTAGCTGGCATTTCAACTCCAATTCCATCGGAGTCTACATAATCTTCACTTGCCCAAGTATCTCTTTTTGGACTTTCTAGTGTATCAAAACCATATCCTGAATTTACTTGAATTGGGTCGGTGCCACTAAAATCCTCTGTAGGTTTTTGTGGTAATTTACTGTTAGTTCCTAAAGCCGCTTTAACCTTTTCATTGATATCCCCAATAAGAGAGTTTGACCTAGATTCTGCAGGTGATTCAGTTCCAGTTGATGTTAGATAGTTGGTTACTACAGGTGGTTGCCCTGCCCCCGCCCTTGGTTGTAATTTCGCGAGTAACTTCTTTAATAAACCAGTAGTTTGTTGACTAGCTGGAGTTTGTAAGTTAGGACCATATTTGTTTGTATATAGAGCATCGAATAATAATGATTTTTGCCCACTACCCGTGTAATCTAATATATCGTTTGTAATGTCTACATCTTTAGCTGGGTCCGTACTAAGAATAGTATCAAAAGCACCATCAGGTATAATACTAATAGGAACATTAAGTCCAGCTAGTTTTGCAATAAATTTCGCAGCCTTACCAACACCTGATTTAGGTACGGTAATAGAATAATTACGTTGTAATAAGTTACCACCACCCAATAAACCAAACGGATTAACGTTGATAGCGCCAACAGTATTGTCAACGAAATTAAGTTTTAATCTGTTAGCTAATTCAACACCTCTTTTCTTACGAGCAATGACATCTAACTCTGAAGGATTCTGTCCATCAGGTTTATAGTTAATACCTGAACTAAATTGAGAGAATGGTATTACACCTACACCAAGAGATCTACTAAAGAGTTGGTCTCTAAAGTCACCTTGTACGTTTGTGTTATATTCTTTAAACCCCGTGTTACCAACTAATACTTCATTGTTAGAAACAACAATAGCTCCATCTTGATTTATAATACTGTTTGAGGTATTATATTGGATAATCTCACTAGGTCCCCAAACGTTGTTTTGTCTAAAATAAACAGCATCTCTAATTTCGGATGTTGTTGTTATATAACCACCATCACTTACCCAAGATTCTACGTTACCTGCATAACCTAATTTTAAAGTCTGTGGTACACCATAGTTAGTACCTTTAGCGTTACCATATTGATTAATGGTTGGTATTAAATTAGGATACCAAGTAGCTAATTCAACAAATGTTGGATTTTTATCTAGAGAATCTTGTCTAGGATATGTAAAATTGTTGTAAGCTGACGGTGTATCAGATACATCTTCAGCTGAAGGTAAATCTATATTACTACTATTTTGATTTAGTAGAGTTGCTGCATCCACACCTAAATCTTGATTGGTGATTCCTGCTGCAGCAACTTGAGGATTAACACTTGGAATATTACTTGATAAATTTACTTGTCTTGGATTAGTTAAATTGTTGTAAACAGAAGGTGTGTTAGCAACATCTGTTAAATTTGGAACATCGGGGACATTTGGGTTAGATTGGGAAACATCGTATTCAGTTCCTCTATCTCCCCAAGCATTACTTATAACCCCACCAATAACTGGGTTAACAACTGGCAAGTTGTGTGAAAATAACCAATTTCTAAAATTAGTATCTGATATTGGTCCGAGAAAACCACTATCGAAACTATCTATGTCGTAATTGAATGGGTTTATTTGATTTGATGGCATTCCTTTAAATCTTTTTCTATAAATATCTTTTTAATGATTTTATCTTACACTTTTTAAAATTAAAATATTTATAGAAACAATATAAAAACTTAGTAATAAAACAACCAAAGTAAAATGACCAAAGAAGATAGAAAAAAATATAATAAAAGATATAAAGAATTACATAGGGATAGAATAAGAGAACAATATCTAAAAAGTTATGAATTAGATAAATCATATCAGAAAGAGTATTATAGAAAAAATAAAAACACGGTTGAGTATAAAGAGAAGGTGAAAAAGTATAAGGAAGCTAATAAAGAAAAATTAAAAGAGTATAATAGATCCTATCAAAAACAGAGAAGAGAAAAAGACGTGTTATATAAAATATCGTCAGATATTAGAACATACATCATTAATACACTTAGAAGTGCTGGTTACGAGAAAAGTAGTACTTCTAATGTTATACTTGGTTGTTCTTTTTTGGAATTCAAGAACTATTTGGAATCTAATTTTGATCCTTGGATGTCTTGGGATAATTATGGTAAGTGTAATGGTGAATTAAATTACGGATGGGATATAGACCATGTAATTCCACTATCATCGGCAAAAACAAAAGAAGAGGTTATTAAATTGTTTCATTATACCAATTTAAAACCATTATGTAGTTACACTAATCGTTATATTAAAAGAAATAATCTGATATAGTTTACTTAATGATATTTTCTTGACAATTTTAGCAGCAGATCCTTAAAGCTTAAGCAAATAATAATATAAAAGCAGCTTAAATAAATATTAAGCTTTGCCTCCGTTTAAATCCTTTTGAGTTTGAGTTGCGATTAACTCTTTTAACTTGGAAACGAAAATAGGGTCTTTAATCCAATCAGTATTAGATTTTCCACCACCTTCTCCAGAAATTTCAATCGAACCATCTATCGATAATGATTCATCGAATTTGATTGTTGTTGTAGAACCTAACAATGACATCCAAAGTGATAATTCTTTCAATGCATTAAGTTTCTCCATATCGACAGAATTTATTGCCTCGATGGAAGCATTTAATCCTGAAGGGTCTATTCCTTGTAATGCTGTACCTATAGTTTCAGTCATCTCAGTAAAAGCTCCACCACCAAACCACCATGCCATACCTAAAGCAAGTAATGAGGCTGATAAGGCGAATATACCTAAAGCTGCCATTCCTAATGCAGGTCCTAACATCATTAAAGGTAGTATTAATTGTGGTAGTGCTGAAATACTATTCATAAACATCTCCATCGGTGGTGCTACTGCCTCCAATCCATACGATAATAACCACATTGCAATTGAGAGGGCTCCGGCTGCTAAAATTAAAGCACCTAAACCTACTAAGAAGAATAAGAATTGTGGTCCAGCTAACATCTCACCTAAGAACATACCAGCAAACGCAAAACCTATAATAGCTCCCGTGGCTACGGCTAACACAGCCCAATCAACACCCTGCATAAGTGACATTGCGTAAGCTAACGGAATCATGGCAACACCTAACGCTACTATGGCGAGGGCTCCTTTAAGAACTCCTTCAGTTGGTATTTTAGACACTAAGAATAATGCCCCAGTCAGTGTTAATAAACCAACTGCTGCCATACCCAAAGTTTCCCAACCATTTTGTAATTTATCAAATTCTTGGAGTGATTTAGCGAAAACAAATAAAGCAGCGGATAAAATTAAAATTGCTGCCGCACCTTTAATCATATCTGTCATATTAATCCCTTTAGTTATACCACCAGGACCTTGTTGACCTGGAGTAGGTGTAGTTGTTGGAGCTGCTGTACTTTGAGGTGTCATAGCTCCATCACCCTTTTTACGCCAATTCATTGGATTAAGTTTACTAAAGAAACCACCTTTACCACCACCCCCAGCTGTTCCAGCATTAAAAGCTGCAGCAGCTGAAGAACCAAATATTCTACCTTGAATCATTGGCCATAAAACTTTCGCACCGAAGTATACACCTAAACCGGTTGCTAACAATCCTGTTGGACTAAATATTTGTAATAAGAAACTTACTACAGATTTAACACCACTTAAGAATTCTTTTATTAATGCCTCATTTTCTGTGAAGAATTTAACGACACCAACCATAATCATATTCTTTATGGCGGTTAATTCTTTTTCAGATGACATTGCTTGGTCAGCTAAAGCTTGTAATTCACTTTCACGTTGTGTTATTTTCTTTAATGCATTATCATCTAAATTTTTAATGTCAGTACCGTTAATCATTATCTCACCATTCTTACCAACTTCCATTAAACCTGTTAACATATCTTTTTGTTCAGGATTTAAATTTCTACCCGACAACATAGATTCGAACATATCTAATTTAGCCCCTTGTTTGGCTGTCTTAACTAAGTCTTCCATTGACATACCTGTAGCTTCAGCAGCAACACGTAATCTATCCATTTCGTAAGCACTTACTTTAAATTCTTTCGTTTTTGGGTCCCATTCGGCTGATGCTTTAGCGGCTTTAGTAATATCCTCCATAAACTTCTCAGGATTATTACGAGCCTCATACATCAATTTAAATGGGTCACCTAGTTCGGCTAAACTACCACCTAAGACTTGTAATTGAGCTGCCATTTCGATAGCTCCTTCAGGTTTGAATGCCTTATCAGCAGCTGACGCTACAGCAGACATTTCAATCTTATATTTTTCACTTAGAGCTGCCATTTTTTGAAGTCCCTTAATACCTGATTGGAAATTAAGTTTGTTCATCAACTCCATGTTTTGTTGAAACTTTTTGATAACCTTTCCTGAGTTAACACCCATTTTTTCTGATTCAATACGCATATCCATAATGGAAGACATTGCTAATTCAGAACCTAAACCAAACTGGTCCATTTGACCAATTAATTGACCTAACTCATCACCCTGCATATTAAGAGCTCTCGCTGTTAAGGCGGCTTGTTCTTGAACTTGTTGAGAAAGTACTACTTGTCTACCCGTTTCATCCGCTAAGGCTTGTTGTATTTTTCCTGAAGATTCTAAATCAAATCCTAATTCTGCCCAAGCCATTTGAGAACCTTGGATGTTGTTCTTCATAAGTGCCATACCTTCACCAGATAAACCAATGTTCACTGATGTTTGTATTGCTAAATCATTTAATTTTAGGAATGTATTAAAAACCTCACTAAGAGACGGTATGAATTTAGATTTTAAATTTTTACCCCAATTGATAAGTTCATTACGGACAACTTTAGTTAAATTTTTACCCTTAGCTAATTCTTTATTAATACCAATTAAAACTTGTTGTTGTTGTTTTAATGAATCTAATTCTTCTTTTAATTTTTTCGCCTTTTCTTTACTCTCTTCAGTACCTTGTGCCTCTAACTCAGTAATTTCTTGTTGAATGATTTCCATTTCTTGGGAAATCTTTTTCATTAATTTATAGTTTTCAGCAATCTTTTTTTGAGCTTCGGCAAAATTCTCTAAGGAGGCGGTGTATCTCTTTATCGCCTCGGCTATCTGTTCTTCTACCTCTAATTGGGCCTTTCGACTTCTTAAATCGTCATTTGCCATTATTTAACGGGTCTTAAATATTTGATAGTACCTCTAACATTTGGCCATGTATAATTACCCATAGCGTTTTTACCTATAGTAACATTAACATTTGTCCATTCTTGTGGTTCAGCCTCATTTATAGATTCATCTGATTCTATAACCAAAAACTCACCCCCAATATTAGGTCTATCTGATAAAACAATAGTTTGTGGTTCTTTTTCTGATAATCTTACAAAGAAAACACCATTGTTTAATAATTTTTGAATTCTATCCGCTGTTACTCTATCAGCTAAAGATTTAATATCACCACTAGTGATTTGAATATTTCCTTTAACCTGTACGTAATCTTTTTTAGAGAATATTGCGTATTTTTCTTTGGATGGTTTTTTAATACCTATATCAATAATTTTAATCTTACCTGGTTTTTTATTCATATTTTTAATGACATCACCAGTTTTGTTTTTTATTTCACTTTCCGTAAAGATTAAAACAGGGAATACTTCATCTTTTTGAAGTCCTTTAGTTACTAATTGTTTTTTGTTTAATCCTAGGTATTTTCTATTGATTGAATTTCTTTCGAAGATTATTAATAATTTAACACTACCACTAACAAACACCAAAGCAATAGATTTAAATAGTTGGGAATAAGTTTTATCGTATTTAGCCTCACCATCGAAAACTTTACCACCTTCAGTTTTGAATTTAAAATGGAAAGGCCCATATTGTTGTATTAATTCTATTGAGTAGATTCCCTGTTCTTCCATGTATCCTTGAATCCCATAAACACCCAAAGAACTAAGATTTTTTTCAACCTTACCTTGTAGGTATTGTGCACGTGCTAAAGCTGCAGTACCACCCGCTTCTCTATTTTTAATGGAAGGTAACTTAGCCGGATTTACATCAGCCTCGTTTAACAAAGATTCTTTTATGATTTTTTTAATATCCATTGCAGTTTCTTTATAAATATCACTACAAAAGAAAAATGGTACTTAATATGTCCCATTATCTTTTTTTAGATTTTATCTTATCGTATTCTTTTTTCTGTTCTTCTAATTCTTTTTGCCATAAGTCTAGATAAATTCTTCTTTCCCATACAGGAAGACTCATTGTTGCTTCATATGAGAAGTTCATATGTTTAACAAAGTACCAAATCTCTTTACGGAGACCTAGATTATACTCTGACGTTAGGCCAAAAAAAGTTGAGTCCGAGGGTAATTGGAGCTTGAAATGTGCCTGTCGGCCCCTCCACCTCGACCGACATATCAATACCTGGTTCAATTGAGTCTGAGAATTCTCTAAATTTTAGAGAATCATAAGCTGGCATTACATTAACAAATTGTTGAATGAAGTTAATATCTCTATTACCATCAATTTCTTTAATTTGTGCTTGTAATCTATATGTTAAAGCGTTTGAAATTTGTGATTTCGTAGCTTTCTCATATTTTTCTGCTCTCGAAAGAATGGTCTTCTCATCACCAACTGTTAAAAGAGTAAATTTAATTTTCTTTTTAGATTTTGGTAATGTAAAAGAGAACTCACCTTTTTCATCAGGTTCAACACCTTCAGGTAGTTCTTTTGTTTTAAGTGTGGTTAAATCAATTTCTGTCTCAAATTCAACACCACTTGTAGGGTCATTTAATTTAACAGGATACATTTCACCGTAACCCGTAGCACGTAACCAAATCATGATAGCATTTCTATCACCAACCAATAGTTTATCAACAGGTACTGGAGATTGTTTAATTTTTCTCTCCATCAACATGTCGAGAACTTTACCACTTTTAATTAAGTTAGGTGATGTAAGGACGTTTTCGTCCATTGCCGTCATATACTCAACTTTAACAGTACCTTCTTGACCTGGGTAAAGAAGACCCTTAGATGGTAATGGAATTACATCAAAAGGAATTTGAAATTGTACTTCTTGAGTTTGATTTTTATTTGACATATTTAAAAACTTTTTTTAATTTTGTTATTCTTATTAATCATAAAACTCTACCTCTAATAGTAAAGGTTCTGCTAATAAATACACTATTTTTATTTTTTTCTCTGATAAATTTGGCTTTATCAGAAATTATCCCTATCTTTATATAATTAAACTTAAATAATATGAAAATGACTGAAGATAAACTTAATCGTTTGAAAGAAGTTCTCTCTGTTCCTACTTATTCTCGTAATGAGGGGTTGATGATTGAGTATCTAAAAAATGTTTTAACTGAAAAGGATTATGACCACTATGTTGATGAACATGGTAACATATACGCAACTAAGGGTGAGGCTGAATGGTTCCCTTGTTTTATTGCCCACACCGATACCGTACATAAGGTAAACAAAAACTTAACTGTTGTTCAAGAAGAAAAAGATGGTAAGGTTATTCTACGTGGTATAGACGGTGTAACTAAAAGAGATTCTGGTATTGGTGGTGACGACAAATGTGGTGTTTATTTGGCACTAGAAATGTTGGATACATTGCCAAATGTAAAAATCGCTTTATTCGTTTCCGAAGAAATTGGTTGTAAAGGATCGATGTATGCTGACCCTGAATTCTTCAAGAATGTAGGTTACGCTATTCAATACGACTCACCTCAAGGTAACTCTATGAGTTTAACTTTAATGGGTAGATACTTATTCAACCAAAAGAGTGAATTTGCTAACAAGGTTTCAGGGTTAATTACTGAACACGGTATTAAAGATTGGGCTTATCACCCATATACTGACGTATGGCAAATCATGGAAAAGTTTAACATAGCTTGTTTAAACTTGGCGGCTGGATATTATAGATACCATACTGACGCTGAATACGTTATCGTAGATGATGTTCAAAACGGTTATGAACTTGGACTTAAAATTGTTGAGAGTTTGGGTGAAAACAGGTACGAAAACCCAAAAGAAGAAAGAACCTTCGGTTGGGGTTTACCAAATAACTTTATAAAGAATGCTTTATATTGAGCATGATTATTTAATTTTTTTACTGAGCTGCCTTTTCTACTAGGAAAGATTCGTTTAATATGTGTTTTATTAGTTTTCTCATAACATTTGATATGTTAAATATAAACCTGGGAAGTATGCAGCAACTTCACGTCTTTTAATCCAATGTTGGATATTACCTAAATGTTCATATTGTTGACCCCATACATAATCATAGGGTAAACTTTGTGAGTACTCTATTAAAGCCTTACCAATGCCCAACCCTTTATAGTCAGGATCGATACCTAAAGCAACACCCTCAACACCATCTAAATTTTTAAATTTCAAAGGGTCAACTTTAATTGAACCTGGGTGTTTCTTATTACATTGTTGCATTGAATAACAATTGTAATCTCTCACTATGTAGTGATGGATATAATCACCCATCTGATTTTCAGATAATAAATAAAAACCAACAATCTTACCTTGATAAGTTGCTTTAACAGATATTTCCCAATCAGCAGCTTTAGCCAAGTAATTTAAAAGTTCTTTCTGCCCCATTTGACCTTCAAAAACTTTCAACCCTATTTTTAAAGCATCTAAAATTTCTTTTTCTGATGTGAAATTAGATATTTCTAATTCATCACTATAGGGAAACTCTAAACTTAATTGAGTTCCATATCTTTCGTCATTCACCTCTTCTTCATATTCCTCTTCATCTTCACTTCCACCCATCTCACCACCAAACCATTCAACAAAGGCATTTAAAAGAGCTTCACCCGAACTCCAATCTTGGTGTCCTGTTTCTTCATCAAAATCAGCTAAATCACTCATCGATAATGTCTCATTACCAGTAGCTTGTCTAGCCATTTCTAAAATATTTTCAATCCATTCTTGAGACCACATTTCAGGTTCATCTTCCATATAGTCCTCTTCATCGTCATAATTTTCTATTTCCTCATCCTCTTCCCACGGAGATTGTTCTTCACTAGGGAAAACACTTTTATCACCACCTAAAATTTCATAATAGAAATATTCACGAACCTTATCTCTACCAGAAAACCAAATCTCATCAAATTCATCAATATCGTAGATTAATCTACCTAACCAAGGGTCGTTAACCATAAGTGTGTCATTATCGTAATCAACAACAATAATCCAATGTGGTGTTCCGTGTACGTTAGCTCTAACAATACAAGGGTGCCCTTTATCGATAGAATCTTTAAGTGATTGGTATGGGTCTTCTTCCATCATATGTTCAACATATTGAATTCCCATATATTTTAAACCTTTTATCATTCTATCAGGAGGTGTTCCCACAACCCAATCGGTACCACAGGCACGACAAATATCTGATATTTTAAATCTATCACCCACAAAAAAATCATGAACCATCTTTAAACAAGTTGGCCCACAACTATTACCTGTCGGTTGGTAATGATGAGGTACGTTAACCTCATTTAATATTTTCTTAATTAAGTTTTTCATGTTAATACCACATCATGTTCGATACCGTTAGCATCGTAATATTTTATATCTAAATCCTCAAGACTGGCTGGAACTTGTCCATCACTAAGTACATCCCTTTCAATAAAATCTGAAACCTCAATACCAGAAGTATCTTTAGATCTCCTAGTAAAATAACCATGTGGATTTAATAATTTATTCAAATCATTCCAATCATGATAACCCCAACGACTACTTTTTAAAATTTTGTAAACTCTACAGGCGTGAATAAACCACTCCATCGATTCGGGATCATTCTCTTTAAAAGAATGTGTTTCAGTATTATATGCGTCAGCATCCCCTGACATCCATTCGGATTTTATGACAAATATATTTCTCTTCAATGGTGGTGGTTTTGTTGGACCTAATATCTTGAAAGGTAGTTCTTGACCTTTGACAAGATCATTAGCCCACCCCAAATCATCGTTTTCTTTTAATATTTTCATTAATTAAATCTTTCATTAATCCTTTAAATTAACGGGATATTCAACCCCACCTTTATCGTAATAATATATGTCAACCTCATCTAACCAAGCTGGATAATCAGTACCAACAACATAGTCAGACATATCTTTTGGTGTACCGTAGATTTCTTCATCATCGTATGAACCCAAACCTAAACCGATACTTTTGGCTAAATCAGAGACATCTCTCCATCTTTCAGCTCTTGAACCTAATAGTTTGTTGTAAAACCTACAAACATTTTTAAACCATTCAAAAGATGTTGGTCTATCAGGATTAAATTCGAATTCTTCTCTTAATGATAAATCACCATAACTCCATAGAGTTTTAATTTTGAAATAATTTGATTTTTTTGGTCTATTTGTTGGTGTAGAAGACACCTCAAAAGGTAAGTCAGAATCTAGTTCCGAAATCCATTCAAAATCATTTTCCTTTAATATTTTACGAATTCTATCCTTCATTACCATCTACTACCAAAGTCTTTAGGTGTGTATCTTTTAGTTAAAGGTTTCATAGTAACTGACCTTTCAACACCAGATTCATCAAAAAAAGTAACACTTAAATCTCTTACTGCTGCAGGATAATAGTCATCACCACCTGTTACATCTCTAGGAACAAGATTATACATATCATCCCAACAATCATCTTCGTCATCACATATATTCATCACAACACCCATCACAAGTACAATCATCCCTACCGTGGTCATAACCAACATCTTTTCCCCTATCATAAACACCGTCAAACTCACCATATAGAAGTTCACCAATTTCTTTTAACTGACTAGGTTGTCTAACCCCGAATTATATAAGTGTATCATAGATTGCTCTAGCGTCAACATCCCATTCGTATGCAATATCCTTAAATGGTTTATAAATTTCTTTTTCGGCAGCATCAACATCGAGACCCTTAACCCATTCAAACTCATCTTCAGTGATAGTACCATTATCTTCATCCCAAAACGACTCTCTTAGTAACCTTTTGTTAGCAACTTCAATCGATTTTAATTTATCCATTTTCATAGAAAATTTGTTTTATTATAAATATTCAGATAATTTGGATTTTACCGAATCAATTGAATCATTTATATCTTTTTCCCAAAATCTTAAAAGCAGGATGTTGTTTTCTTTTGCAATTATATTTTTACGTTCATCATTTTCTTTAACAAACTTTTGAATTTCATGAATTGCCTCAGGATGAACATCGGGATTACAATGAAACCAATCACCATCAACCTCAATTAAAATATTATGTTTGGGAATATAGAAGTCGTATAGATAACCATTTAAAGGATGTTGATTAATAAATTGAATATTAAGTTCGGTTAATAAATCCTCAAACTTTTGTTCTAGTTTGGATTTTTGATTAATTTGTTTTTCTTGTAAATACTTAACTTGTGATAATCTTTTTGCATCACGATTTTCAGGTTTAGACCAATACTCCAACATACCTTTATTTAATTTATCCAAAACTTCTTTTGGTCTTTTACGACCTTTTAATGCTTTAGATATTTTTTCGGAACGCTCTTTGTTGTCAGAAATTTTGTGACCATAACCCAAACGTTCATCAATCTCTTTGGTTAGACCTTTGTTCCATATAACTAAGTCACCATTTTGGTGCATTTTTTTTTGAGTTTCATGTGCTTTATCATTAGCTTTCTTATTATGACCCCAATTATTGTGAACTCTTGATATATGACCGTGAATATATTCTCTAAAGCCTTCATAAATACCTAAATATTTTGGCCTTTCACCACAACCACAGGCACAAGTTGGTGGTATTCCATTTAATAAGTATTCGATATAAACATCTTCGGCTTTCATTTTATGTTTTAAACGACAATGAGCCGATAACCCCTGTGGGTTTGTTAATTCTTGATTACAAATTTTACAAATGTGTTGCATAAAAAATCCCTTTTAGCGATAAATATGCTAAAAGGGATAGTAAAGTCGACTTCGACAGAGAAATTTTAAAATACGTGGATCGCGCGGTCAAATCTGAGAGTACCTGTGATTTCTGTGATATCAGAAGTTGAGTAATCTAATGAACCAAAGTCAACGTTTGTTAACATTGTACCTTGAAGAATCCATTTTTCGATTACAACACCAGTTGGGTCAAGAAGTTCTAATTCAATATCTTTCTTATAACCAGCTGCATAACCTTGACGACCTGTTACAGATTCCGAGTGAAGACGAACCCACTCCATCAAAGCTTGTGCCGCAGAAGGACCAATCGGGTCACGGAACGTTACATCGATAGTATCCCACGTAAAACGACCAATTACCCAAGTCGATGTATTAAGGAACTGAATTTCAGTTTCTTCTTGAGAAATCTTAGGTCTTGATGCTGTTTTTACGAACCACTCTTGAATTCCAAGAGGTGAAGGGAATCTAAGGATAAAACGATTCTGCTTTTTTGGTTCATAAGGAACGGGCATTCGCATTAATAAATCTGCCATAGTTGTGTATTTTTAATGTTTGTTATCTTTTTTATATAAATATGCTATTTTTTATTTTTCGCAGATTGACTGCTAATTTTATTATAAATATCTTTATCTAAACAAAATTCATAAACATGTATAACGAATTCGAAAAATTTGCAATTAAAGACCAAGGAATTGGTTCTCACACATTACACTCTTATGAAAGTTTCATGTCGAAACTTCCTATGGTACAAAATAGTATGACCCCTGCGGTTATTGAAGAACGTCAAATGAATGTGGCGGTTATGTCCGTATTTGACCGATTAATGATGGACCGTTTACTTTGGGTTGCAGGTCCCGTTAATGATAGAATGTCCACTATCGTCCAAGCCCAACTTCTTTTCCTTTCCCAACAAGATTCTAAAAAACCAATTACAATGCATATTGACTCACCTGGTGGTTCCGTAAAGTCAGGACTTTCAATGGTTGATGTTATGCAGTACATCCCAAACCCAATTGCCACAATTAATACAGGTATGGCAGCATCAATGGGTTCTGTATTATTGGGAGCAGGAACAAAAGGTATGAGAAGTTCTTTAAGGTTTTCGAAAACAATGTTACACCAATCAAGTGGTGGAGCTACAGGTAATATCCAAGATGCTCGTATCACAATGAACGAATGGGAAAAAATCAACCAAATTTTATTTGAGTTGTTAGGTGAATACTGTGGTAAAACTGCAGAACAAGTTACAAAAGATGCACAACGTGATTTATGGTTATCAGCTGATGAAGCTTTAGCTTATGGAATTATCGATGAAGTAATTAAACCACAACAAAAATCAATTAAAAAATAAGCATAAAAAAACCCCGATTTTGTCGGGGTTTTTCTTTAATATACTTTAGGGATTATTGTCCCATTTTTTTTGCCATTTGTTTACGAGCCATTTCACCTTGTTCTCCAGCCTCTTTCTTAGGTTGACCAATTGACGCGATAATACCACCAACAATAAGAACACCTAACCCACCGATTGCTAAACCTGTAGATAAACCTGAATCCATAGATTTATAGATTTCATTTTTAAGTAACCAAGTAACAACTGTAGTTACGATACCTGCCATTGAAGTACCAATACCTAAGTTCATTAATAATTTACCCATGAATGATTTTCTTTTAGCTTCATTCTTAAGTAATTCCATGTCAACAGAACCATCTTCTCTAACAGCGCCTAAACTTTTAACCGCTTCTTTAAGTCTTGGATAAAGTTTGTTGTAAATTTCTTTAGGAGCCATATTTGACATTCCTTGTTCTTCTTCAGTTAAAGGTTCAGTCATGAAATCAGAGTTACCTGCTTTTGCCGCCTGAATCTTTTGTTGAAGTTTAGGGATATCACCTTTAATCATATTCCATACTTCATTACCATCAAGAACGTTTCCGTCACCTTCTCCTTCTTTTACAACTTTAGCTTTAGTTGAATGAGTAGCTTTTGCTTTAGAAATATGTTTCTTGGCATCATGTGCTTGAGAAAGTTTCTTTTTAGGAGCTGCTGGTGCAGGAACACCTTCACCTTTTTCAACCATTTTACCAGTCATTTTATTTTTAATGTGCTTTTTAGCGTCAGCACTTTGTGAAGGAATGTGATTCTTCACAGGAGCCTTTTTACTTTCGATGTTAGCTGATTCCATAACAAATGATTCAACAACTCTCTCAAGTTGGTCCTTACTAATTTTATATCTTTTAACAGATGCCATATTTCTTTGTTTGTTTAGTATTTGTAATTAAATGATGTTAATTTATTGAATTTTTCCAATTCTCTTTTGAAATCTTCAGAAAGAACTTCTTTTTTAGGTTCTTTTACTGATTCCTTAACAACTTCTTTTTTAGGTGCAACCTTTTTAGTTTCGATTCCTGCCTCTTTAAGAGTACTTTCAATTAGGACATCAAGTTGTTTCTTTTTTACAATTTTTGACATAGTCGTTTTTTTATTATAAATATATCTAATTTTTGAAAAAGGAGATTTTATAGTCTCCTTTTTCAATTTTAGTTATTAAATGTTATCGAAACTTGCACCTGTAGGTGTTACGTTAAATTCGATGATGATAAATTCTAATGAAGGAATTGGTTTCAAGAAGATTTTACCTCTCATCTCATTTCTATCGATTTCTTCAGGGTCGTTAGAAAGTTGAACTCTAAAGTCAGCTAAACCTCTTTCTTTTCTGATGTTATCTAAGATTGGGTTAACCAAGTTCAAGAATTGATTTCTTACAATTTGGTCGTTTTGTTCGAATAATAATCTTACACCAACCGCTGTAATCAATTTACGAGCTTGTAATAACAACCTTCTAATGTTAAGTCTGTCAAGAACAGAATCTTTAACTTGTAAGTTTTTATTACCCCAAATTACTACACCAATATCAGAGAATGTTGCCATTGGGTTAACACGTCCTTCATAAAGTGTATCTCTATCATCTTCAGTAAGTTTGATACGAGCTTGGATAGCGTTAGTTTGACCTCTATTGTAACCAGCTACTGCGTACCAAGGGAAAGCTACATTATCTGTTAACGCAATGTTCTTACAAACTTCCAATGTTGGTGGTAACCAAACGTTAACATTATTTTCGTTATCTTTCTCTTGAATCCAAGGCCAGTATGTGGCTGTGTAGTTAGAGTCGATGTCTGCTGCATCTAACAAGCCAACTAAAGATTCAGCGTCATTAATAGTTACTTGGCTGAAACCAAATCCCACTAATAGGTCATCATTCTCAACTTCGATATTTTCAGGAGAAGTTAAGATATAAACTGAGTCAGCTCTATCCTCTTCTACCATATCAATAGTTTCTTGAACTAAGTAGTTATTGTCAGCGTAATCAATACCTGGAGTTGCGAACACATTAATGTTAACCGCTTCAGGGTTCTTGAATGTTTTAATACCATTCCAATATGCGTACAAGTCAGAAGTACCGTCTTGAGGGCCTAACTGAGTAAATTGTCCGTAAGTAACACCAGCTGTAAATCCAGCTTTACCAACACGGTATCTATCAGTGTTTGTTCTAACTGTTCTATAACAATCCCAACCATCGAAACCTAAGTAAGGTACGAATGTGAATTTTCTAGCGTTAATACTTTTATATTCAGTTCCTTCGATACCGATATCGTCACGGAATTCAAATTCACCAACTTCAAAGTCACCAGCGATAGTTGCTCCACTATCCATATGGAAACCTTTAGTTGTTGCCGTCCAATAAGCTCCTGCTTGAGTTAGACCTTTCCAGTTGAACATATTTTGGTCTATACCAACAGTGTCAGTAATACCAAGATACACTTTTTTAATTCTTTCATTTTCAGGGTTATAAGTTGTTTTGTAGTCAATGAACGGAGGTAAAGCCGTACCATTTGTACCAACATAATCTCTTACAACATAACCTTCGAAACCTGCTGGGAATGCGTCAATTGGAGCGTTTGGATTCATTACTAACATAACGAATCTACTGTTCAATACGTTTTCACCGTCAGCCGTACCAATTCGTCTTGCTACGAAATTGTTAGAACTTGGGTCTAAGTTACATTTTACGAAAGTTTCAAGAATTGAAGGTCTTGCATCTGTATCATCCCATTGTCTAACTATAACGTCAAACTCTTTAGTGTCAGGTTTAATATTTTGAATTGAAATTTTAATTTCTTTGTTTGCTGCAGAACCATCAGAGATAGAGATGAACTTGAACAACTTAACAACTTGATTACCTCGTAATTCAGATACAATCCAAGGAGTTTCAGGTGTTTGATATTGTTGTTTGTAGTTATCAATATTAGAGATGTGAATAAGGTTAGCACCTAAACCGTAGATGTAACCACCATCGATTAAGTCTTGTAACATGTTAGGATAAATCTCCTCAACAAATACACGAGTACCTCTATCATGACAATCAGTTCCTAATACACCAGCGATGTAATTTCTACTTGTTCTATCTAAAGAAACATCGTAAGTTGTTACAGCTGATAAACCAACAGAGTATGCTGATAATTGGAATTGCGTTAGAGGGTTTGTATTTGGACCACAATCAGAAGCACAACCCATATTAGCGATAAGACCATTAACAGATTGGTCAGTAGACCAAATTAATTGGTCGTTTGAGTATCTACCTCTTGATCTTAATACAGCTAAAACAAGTCCGTCATATTGTGTGTAAGCTGATGCTGAATATGTAAGTACAGTACCAGATACAGTACCATTTAAACCTGTTAATGAAGTTTGTGTGATAACCAACGAAGTACCAGTAAATGTAGAACCATTTTTATTCCAAACAATTCCGTCAGGATATGCTGTAGTTACACCTGGAACATCTGCAGTTGTTAAAGTTGGTCCGTTAGGGAATAAACCTAAATCGTACAAATATTGAGCGTTTATATCACTAATGTTAGCGTATGTACTACCTGTAAAGTTAGCAGTAAATGTTGTTGTAGATGCTGTAGTAATTGTTGATGGGTCAGCTGCTGCTGAAGCAGTGATTGCCCAAGCATCACCTGCGTCGTAACCCGTTAAACCAAGTACTCTTGTTACAAACAATTGGTTTGACTCACTTAAATAACTTTTAGCTATATAAGGAAGTTCATACTTTGGTTTATTATTAGAGAATTTCTCAGGGTTTTGACCACCGAAAATCGTTAAGAACTCTTCATAGTTTGTAATGAAGATAGGTTCAAAAGCGGGTCCTTTAACTGTTTCACCTACAAGACCTAATGTAGTCACACCAACTTGTTGTGCTACGAAGGTTAAATCTTTTTCTGAGGTAAAGACACCTGGTGATACGAATACTTTTTGTGAAGCCATTTATTAGTTTATTTTTTTAAGAGTTATTTTTCTTATCTTTTTATAATAAATATTAGTATCCCGTTCAAAAGTATTTTGAAAAAATAGAATATATACGAATTAGTGTGACTATTGTCTTACTTTTGTAAGACTTTTGTGATATTTATGTAAGATAAGTATATGAAAAGAGATAAAAATATTAAGATAACAAGTAAGACACATGAGTTGTTAAAAAACTATTGTGAACAAAACGGACTAAAAATGTTTTCTTTTGTTGAAAAACTTATTCGTGAAAAATGTACCACCACAAATAAAGAAGTAAAACAACAATCTAAAAAAGATTTGTATAACGAAGATTAATGTTTATTAAAATAATTCTTCTTAAGTTCTTCTTTAGCTTTTAAAAAATTCCAAGAATCTATAGCGTGTTGTTTTTGATTAAAAAAGAAGTTGAGTAATTTGGTAAAGCGTAAACCCATTTTGTTAAGTTTACCTCTAATTTCTAAATCACCTGTTGTTTGATTTGTTCCTGAATATGTATTGGCGGAAGATTGAATCAGATTTATTGTTGTACCGCCACTCTTTTGGTATGTTGTAACTAGTATTTCACTTATAGCATCATCGCCATTAA